GGACAGGCCTTTTTTTTTGGTTCGGACTTGGACAGGCACTGACCACGACCGGGGCGCTGATGCTTGGATTGGGGGCAGCGTGGAATGTGGCGGAAGCTAAAAAGTAATGGGCATTTTACCGAGTTTGATTGAGCGGCGGTCGACGTTCGGAGAAACCAACGATTTTTGGTACAGGCCGATTGCTCCGGTAACAGAGGCAGGGGTGAAGGTGGACGAATCAACTGCGCTTAAATATCTCACGGTGTATGCATGCGTGTCATTGATCGCCGGTGACGTGGCCAGGCTGCCGTTGATTTTATACCGGAAGATACCCGGCGGCGGCAAGGAGCGATTGCCGGACCACCCTCTTTATGACCTGTTGCACACGGCGCCGAATCCGGAGACAACGTCCTTCCATTACCGGGAGAGCGGGCTGGTCCACAGTTTGTTGTGGGGCAACCATTATGCGCAGATCGTACGCAACCGCATGGGCAAGATTATCGGCGTGTGGCAATTGCCGAATCCGGGGCAGGTCGAAGTGGACCGCGAGAACGGCAAAATCATTTACAGGTGGCGCACCGACAGCGGGAAAGAAATCACAGCACCACGGCAAGATATATTTCACGTGCCGGGGATGGGGTTCAACGGACTTGTCGGGTTCAGCAATATTGCAATCGCCAGAGAGGCTATCGGGATAGGGCTGGCGACTGAAAAATACGGCGCTCTGTTTTTTTCAGAAGGGACGCACCCGGCCGGGTTGTTGTCGTTACCGCCGGGGGCGGACCTCGGCGACGCTGAAAACGACTATAAAAACGCTATCCGCGAACAGTACGCCGGTTTAGGAAAAAGCCACACCGTTATGATTCTGCAAAACGGCGAAGAGTACAAGCCGTTGTCGATGTCCATGGAAGATGCGCAGTTTTTGCAGACGCGGGATCACCAGAAGGTTGAGATTTGCGGTTTTTACCATGTCCCTCCGCACAAGATCGCCCTCCACGGCCAAAACTCCAACTACAACAACTTGGAGCAGGAGAACAGCAGCTATGTGGACTCCTGCCTCATGCATTGGCTGGTCCGCTGGGAGCAATGCATATCGCACCAACTGCTTACCGAGGCCGAGAGGCGTGGCGGGCTTTTTGTTGAGTTTCTTGTAGACGGGTTGCTTCGCGGCGACAGCCAGGCCCGCGGCGATTTTTACACGAAAATGTTTCAGGTGGGCGCTATGTCGCCGAACGACATCCGCGACAAAGAAAACATGAACCCGATATCGGACGGCGACGAATACTTCATCCAGCTCAACATGCAGAGCTTGTCTTATGCCAAGGAAAACGAAAAGCAACTGCAAAAAATAACAGCGCAGCAGCAGGCCGACGAACCGGCGGACGCGCCTTCAGAGCCGGTCCAGGATCCCGAAGAAAAAAAGCTGACACCGGGGATGCGTGAGCAGCGATCAATCACGCTCCGGGATCGGCTGGCCAGCAATTACAAGCCGCTGATCAGGCAGGCGGCGCAAGACATTGTTAATCGTGAGTCTGTGGCGATTACCAAGCGTGTAAAAAAAGAACAGCGTGCCGGTGCGGAAACACTGCTTGAGTGGATAACGGATTTTTACAACGACCTGACGCCCCTTGTCCGGGCAAAAATGGCGCCGGTCATGCGCAGCTACGGTATGGCTGTTTATGAGGCGGCAGCCGGGGAGGCCGGTTTACAGGCTAACGACCCGGACATCGAAAAGTTCATTGAAGAGTTTGTCGACGGATACGCATACCGGCACATAAAAAGCAGCCGGGGGCAAATTTTGTCGTTGCTAAACAAAGAAACGCCGGACGCAATTATCCAGCGGGTTGATGAGTGGCACGAAAAGCGCGCGGACAAGGTGGCTGAAAACGAAACGACACGCGAAAGCAACGCCGTATATCAGGCGGCGGCGTTTGCTGTTGGGCTGTCAACTGTTTGGCGAATCCGTGGAGCAAAAACGTGCCCATATTGCCAGACGTTAAGCGGCCGACGTGTTGCGGCCGGCAATTATTTTGCTATGCCGGGTGACCGGATCCAGGTGCCGGACGAACCGGATATGATGGTCCGCGGGCTTACCGCGCATCCGCCATTGCACGCCGGGTGCGATTGCTACCTGGGAATGATTTGAGGGGTTTTATGAAAACAAGAAAATCAAAACCGGAAAAATTAGAAACGCGCGTTGCCAAAATTGATCTGGAAAAACGCGATGACGGCGCTGTGGGCGCTATCACCGGCTACGCGGCAGTATTTAACAAAGACAGCGAGGACATGGGCTTCGTTGAACAGATCGCGCCGGGGGCATTCAAAAAAGCGCTAAAGACATCCGATGTGCGCGCACTCAAAAACCACGACCCTAACTGGATCTTCGGCCGCACCGATGTCAATCTCATACTCAAGGAAGATAAGCGCGGGCTGTTTATGCGGGCCGAGCGCCCGAACCCGATGACGGACACGTTCCGGTCCGTTGCGCAAGACATTGAAGCCGGCCTTATTACGCAGCAGAGCTTTGGTTTTACCGTCGCGCGTGAAGAGTGGGACAAGGACTACCGCAAGCGCAAAATACTTGAGGTGGACCGGCTCTATGATGTTTCGGCCGTCACCTATCCGGCGTATCCGGATACCACGGTTGCGCTGCGCAGCCGTGACAAAGCCATGGAGCAGCAGGACGATGAAACTATCCGCGTTGCCGACGGCGACACGGTTTTTGAGTTCCGGGACGCGGAGCAGTTTGAACGCATAAAAACCAAGATAGAGGAAAAGGCCGCGGCGAACCGCGAGCCTCCAAATAAGGATGAAGCCGCCGCAGAAACGCGGCAAGACGATGAGCCTGACGGCGTGGCGAACCACGATGATGGTGATTCGGAGTTGAACGACAAGGTGGATGAGATTTTAAGGAGAAACAAAAAATGATGACAGTCACCGAAATGCGGGCGGAAATCGAAAGCCTGGTCAAAAAGATGGGCGACCTAAAGGCGGCCGTTGCGACCGAGCAGCGTGAGTATACCGGTGAAGAGCGCAAAACGCTTACAAACTGGATCAAGCGCATTGAAGACCTCGAAGAGCAGATCGACCTCGAAGAGCAAATGCAGGAAACGACCCGGCGCCTTGATCAGCCGGAGAAAGAACCGGAAAAACCGAATCCGCGGGAGTCCAGGCGCACTGAAATCGCCCGCGACGAGCAGGAAAACCGCGACCGTTTCGCGAGCTTCGGCGAACAGTTGACGGCCGTTTACCAGGCGTGCAAGCCCGGCGGCTACGTCGATCCGCGCCTTGCCAGCAGAGCCGCGACCGGCTTGCAGGAGGGCCGACCGAGCGACGGCGGTTTTTTGGTACAGACCGATTTTGCCAGCCGGATCCTTGAAAATGTGTGGACCAGCGGGCTGGTGACCAGCCGCGTCACCCGTTACACGCTGTCCGGCAACAGCAATGCGCTGAAGCTGAACGGCATGGACGAAACGTCGCGCGCCGACGGATCACGCGCCGGCGGGATTCGGGGCTACTGGGCCGGCGAGGCCGACGAAAAAACAGCCAGCAAGCCGAAATTCCGTCAGATTGAGCTGAAATTGAACAAGCTGATCGGCCTTTGTTATGCGACCGACGAACTGCTTGAGGACTCCAGCGCCCTGGAATCCGTGATCACCAACGGCTTTACCAAAGAGTTCGACTTTAAAATCACCGACGCGATCATCAACGGCACCGGTGCCGGTCAGCCGCTGGGGATCCTTAACAGCGGCTGTCTTGTGGGGATCAGTAAAGAAGCCGGCCAGGATGCGGACACGATCGTCTACGAGAACATCGTAAAGATGTGGGCCCGGCTGATGGCGCCCTCCATGCCAAATGCGGTGTGGCTGGTCAACCAGGACTGTTTGCCGCAGCTGCACACCATGAGCTTGTCCGTCGGCACCGGCGGGATCCCGGTTTATATGCCGGCCGGCGGCGCCAGCGCATCGCCCTATGGCACCCTTTACGGCCGACCGGTTTTGCCGATCGAGCAGTGCCAGACCCTTGGGGACCAGGGCGACATCATCTCCGGCGACCTGGCCAATACCTGATGATCGACAAGGGAGGCCTTAAGCGGGACGTCAGCATTCATGTGCGGTTTGTCTATGACGAATCCTGCTTCCGCTTTGTCCTTCGCACCGACGGACAACCGGAGCTGGCCAGTGCGATC